CAGAATTTTCGTGATTACAAATCGTACTCATAATGTACTCATGTCTTTTTTTTGTGGCCTACCTTAGTAAAATAAGCTATTTACAAACCATTGGTAAAGTTATAAATTCCTCGTATGTTTAAGAAAATACGAGAAAATCTAAGCATAAACAAGTTAAAGAGTGCAAAAAATAAGCAAGTAAAAGTAATTACAAGCAAAAATTTCTTGTACTCTTTGTGTACTCAACTTTTGTACTCATAGGAGAATTTATGAAAACTTTTAATGAAAAATCACAAAATGGAAAATCTGTTTGTGGTCAATGTAGTGGCACAGGCACTTTTAAATGGGGTGGCTCAGTAAATGGTGTTCCACGTAAACAAGGTGTTTGTTATGCTTGTCAAGGCAAAGGCGTACAATCATCTAAAGATGTTAAACGTAATAATTATTATTGGAATTTTTGTGCAAGGATTAATTAATGAATAAATTAAATCCTAGAGTGGGCGATCAAGTTATCGCCCATGATACACTTAATATTATTAATGATTGTGTTGGAATTGTTTTTAAGATTGAAAGCACTTATCCAACAAAAAAAGATTACGAAAATAAAACTAATTCTGAAATTGCTTATGTTTGTGGTTTTGATTTTAGAGGTAATTTTATTTTAAAATTAAATCAAATAAAGGAGATTTTATAATGAATGATAAACTTGTTAGTATTTATAATAGATGGGGAGATTTAGAAGAAAATAAAAATTTACAACCTTTAGAAAGTGCCCATTCAGTTTTATTTAATAAAACTATTACTGAAAAACAAACTAAATGGATTGAAAGATTTTT